GACGGTGACTTCAAGCGGTGTTGCAATTAGCGATACGGCAGCGAGGAGCGGGTTCGGGCAGTTCGGAGATTTTTCTGGGTCATCCAGTTCCGCATTAACGATTGCTGCGTCAAGCGTGTTTAATTTTGGCACAGGCGACTTTACCATCGAGTTCTGGTTCAATATTCCAGCAGGGGCTAGCGGAAGCCCATACGGCAAAACCTTTGTATCAAACGAGAACAATGTTTGGTCGGCTGGAGCATTTTCGCTATATGCGTTGGCATCGGCGACCCAGTTCAGACCCTCATTTTGGATCAACGAATTTTCGGCATCGGTTCCAATCTTACTGCCAACGAGCGGCGATTATCGTGATGGAAACTGGCATCACTTGGCTGTTGTTCGGCGGGGCAGTGCGTTTTCAATGTACATAGATGGCACGCTAGCAGCAAGTGGCACGCACTCAGGGAATTGCGGATCAAGCTCGCGAAATTTAATGATTGGCGACAATCTTGCAAACAACGGTGGTGACCGAAACTTTTTAGGTAAACTGGACGACCTCCGCATCTCCCAATTTGCTCGCTACGTCTCCACGTTCACACCTCCCACAGCAGCATTGCCAACAACCGCATCCTCCACGGTGGCTGATCCTTACTACAATTACACATCGCTTCTGCTGCACATGGATGGCACGAACGCATCAACGAGCTTTGTGGATTCTGGGCCAAGTGCTTTGACGGTGACTGCTGTTGCTAATGCCCAAATATCAACAACCCAGAGCAAGTTCGGTGCTGCATCAGGGTATTTTGACGGCACTGGAGACAGTTTAACAATTCCCGCAAACACGGCATTGGCTTTAGGTGCTGGAGATTACACAATTGAGGGTTGGTTTTACTCCCTGACATCCGGCACAAGTCTACGTGGGATGATTGACTTTCGCACGGCGGCAACAGGCACAAACGGTCTCATGCTGCGTGAAAACGATGGCGGGTTTCTGGTTTATATAAATAATGCCACACTTTTATCAACTACAACTGGTCGAGTTGCAAACCAGTGGCAGCACGTTGCACTTGTAAGAAAAGGCACAACAGTAACGCTTTATGTGGATGGAGTCTCGTTAACTACTGCAACGTCATCAACAACTTTGACCGACAACATTTTGCGGATCAGCGGTTTTGTCGATACTCAGTCTAGCGTTTACACTTACAACGGTTATATGGACGAAATCAGAGTCACCAAATACGCTCGCGCGATCACCGCAGCACCAACAGCAGCATTCCCTAACATATACAACCAGTATGCAACCCTACCCGTCTCTGGTGCTGCGTTATGGCTTGCTGGAGATGATAGTTCAACGCTTTACACAGATGCTGGTAGCAGTGCGGTTACCAAGAGCGGCGATCTTGTCTACCAGTGGTCGGATAAGTCAGGCAATGGCCGAAATGCAACGCAAGCCACCAGCGGAAACAGGCCCACTTGGGTTGCCCCCGCAAACGCCAGGAACACTCTTGGAGCAGTTGGCTTTAATGGGTCTCAGTGGATAGATCTGGCCGATGGCACGGCGATAGCGTTTGGGACTGGAGATTTTACAATTGAGGGATGGGTTAAGCCAGCAGCATACTCTGGGAACAGTTCTTTGCTAGGATGCGGAAATAACGGCTTGATTCTATTTTTTTCAAGCACTGGACTTCTGAAGGCAGGGTATTACGGAACAGGAACGACTTTATCATCTGTTTCAACACTGACTGTTGGCACATGGTATCACATTGCAGTGACTCGGTCTGGCACAACGCTAAGAATATTTATCAATGGAGTTTTAAACGCAAGTACAACGGCAAGCGACAATTACACAGGAAATCAAGTGGTACGTATTGGATGGGACCCAACTCCTGCCAACGGTAATATCAAATACAACGGACAGGTTCAGAACCTGATCATTTACAAGGGCCAAGCCCTTTACACCGCAAACTTCACCCCGTTTATGTCATAAGGAGCAGTCATGCAGTATTGCCAAGTCAGTCCCAACGGTCAAATCTCCGGCCCCCAGTGGTTGCCACAGTCATTCACGACTGTCTCCAATTTCAACGCTTTGGATGATGCAAGTTTAGCCACATACGGCTATTACCCATACATTCCATCGCCCATACCAGCGTACAACCCTGCCACACAGCGACTTGAGCAGCATTTCGCAGTTAACGGTTTTACGGTGACCGACATATACATCATTGTTAATCTGACAGCCGAAGAACAACAGGCTTATGTAATTCAAAGGCTTACCGAGATCGGCAACGGTATCGGCTCATTTCTCGACCAAGCGGTTTCAGTCAAACAGTACGACTCCATCCTTTCGGCCACAAGCTGGACACTGAGCAACATCACGACCTATAAGGCCGAGGGTGAAGCAGCGTTAGCTTATCGCGACTCGATCTGGAGCTTGTTTTACAACATGGTTCAGGCTGTCCAAGCAGGTACGCAACAAGTCCCAACCGTGGGCGAATTCTTTGCATCGCTGCCACCTCTCTGGCCTGTCAATAACGGCAACGGAACATCCAACGGAACAGCTAACGGGCCGCTGTCATGACCTTCAACAATGCTGCCAAAAATTTTATCGCTTTGATGGCTGTTGCAAGCCTGATCCTATTCGTCGATCTGGTCAAGTGGCAGATGGGCGAAATGACATGGAGCGAGGCGATTTGGGAAGTCAATCAGTACAGTCTTGGCTGTTCTCTAGGTGTTGGAATCGTGCTAGGACATTGTTTCACTGTACCAAGGGGGTCGAAATGAACGGTGACTGGATTGGACAAATCAACGCTCAACAGGCGAAGGCGACCATCATTAGAATGGCTTTAGTTGGTGCCGTTTCGGCACTTGGCGTTCTAAGCCAAAACCTCGATTCCATTGTTGCAACAACAAGCCCATTAGGGCTTGCTCTGGCGTTTGGCGTCGGGCAGGCTCTTTATTACCTTCGGCAAGGCGAAGACCCGCCAAGGAGCCAAAGATGAGGGTACAGGAAGTAATCAATCCGGACTACGGCTGGATTGTTCCAGTTGCCCAGATTGCAACTGATCAGGTCGTGAAATCAACACCCATTGATCCGTCCATTCCCCAAACCATGTATGCGGCGGCGGCGATAATTTACGCAATCGCGGCTTACAGGCGTTCCCTTCGAGACCCAAAATAAGAGGTGCATCATGTTTGCAGAATTCCTGATCGTAACATCACAATCGTGCCAATCCGGCCAGTGCCCAAAACCAACGGTCACGGCAACGACAACCGTATCCGTCACCGAAAAACCGGCTCCTGTCATCTTTATTGCACCGGAACGCCCAAAGCGACGTATGTCACTTCCTCGCTTATTCCAAGGCCCAGTTGTGATAATCTGCGGAAATGGAGCGTGCAAATGATAAGCGCCCTGATTATTCGCTTGCTTACACCAGTCATCGTCGAGGTCATTCGCGAACTACTTTCCAAGCTGGCAAACGGCGATCTGGTGTCCATCGACGAAGCGAGCGTTAAAGCGGCTATGATGCAACGCGAATCTCAAGTTCAATCACAACTCAAGGCCATGGGATTTGACGGAGGTAGCCTATGATTGCCTTGATTGCTGCCGTTATGATTTCGCAGCAAAAGCCTATTCCGTCAACGACCGTGCCACCGGCGGCAGAGGACCGCGTCATCTTCTCCCATTCCGGGCACACTTACTTTGTCGGCAAAACCACCGGAAACGTGTTTGTGCTGGACGAAGGCCGGACCCCGGAACCTCCACCGGTACCTGTGCCGGACGATACCGCACCAAGGCCGATATCCGGGGCCAAGTGGTTATCCCTTGTCGTGGACGAAGGCAACGCGGAGCAACAATCATGGCGTACAAGCCCAGATGTTCGAAAGCTAGTGGAATCGCAGGGAATTCAGTTCAGATCGTACACCGCCGGGGAGACGGACATCGACCGTCTAGGGTTTCAGCAAACCGTTGGGCAGACAGGTTTACCAACCGCGATCATTCAAGATCAATTCGGGAAAATTGTCAAATCAGCCAGTCCAAAAAACAAGGATGACCTCCTGAAACTTTTGGGGGCAATCAAGTGACGGAACTTAATAAATGGCTTACCCCAGACGGCGAAACTCGCTATCTGGGTAACCATGAGTCAACTCTAATGTTTGCGGTAAATAAGCTCCCGGATATACCGGAAAGCGATTGGAAAGAATACGATTTGCGGGAGGACCCGAAATACCCAATTAAGATAAAGGACCAAAACGGTAAGGGGGCATGTAATGGGCACGCGGCGGCAACCAGCTTGGAGATCGCTCGGTATATTGCTGGTGCTACCTATGTCCCTTTGTCTCCTTGGCTTATCTATGCTGACCTTTGCAACGGTTGGGATGTGGGGTCAAATATCGCAGAGGCATTGGTGTACCTCGAAAGCAAGGGGACATGCACCGAGTCGCTGGTTCCTTACGGTCTTATAAGCCCATCAAAGGTTCCAGCGGCGGCCAGATCAGACGCCGGGCGATTTAAAATCGAGATCGGGTACCGGTTGAACTCATTCCGTGACCTGTGCATCGCTGCCCAGCTGAGAATGCCGTTTAACTTTTCGGTGCCTGTAAACTCAAACTTTAACTCGCTTGACCAGTACGACAGGCCAAAAAACCGCGCTGGTTCGCACAATCACGCCGTGACCGGGGGCGTCTACATGAAACGTTTGCCTACCGGCGAGTGGGTCGTGGGCGTGCCTAACTCTTGGGGCACAGCTTGGGGACGCCAAGGTTATTGCTCAATTGGTGAGCGAAACGTTCAAGGAAGCGGATGGGACGCATACGCGGTCTTGGCAACTGTTGCCGACCCGTTAAGCCCTTCGCCAGCTCTTGTATAAGGAATCGAATATGGCAAAAAAAACCGCAACAAAGATGGCAGAAAAAAAAGAATCAAAGTCACACGAAAAAAGGGAGTCCAAGGCTGTAAAGGCCAAGGAAGCAAAAGCTGCCAAGCGTTAATGGCTGTTGTGTCCATCGTCGCAAACAAGTAATATAGTTCCGGGTTCACCACTACACTAGAACCAAGGACCATCAGGACAAAATCATGCTAGAAAAGAACGCGGATCAGGCACTGGCGAAAGATAGAAACCCGGTCAACCGGAAAGCACGCGTATTAAACCGACTATACGCGACGCTTTACCGTATTGATCGAACGTTAGATGAACGCTTCCTTGTGGACACTTACAACCACATGGCGGCAACCGACGCTGAACGGTATCGCCGTGACCTGATCCTCGAACGTATCGACAAGGTGGAGGCGATCAATGTCTGATTCTGGTGTTGATCCCAAGTTGTTACGCGAGTCAATCTTGCGGAAGGAACGTATCCGGGCACTTCTGGCCGAGGTAGACACTTTAAAGGCGACCATTGCCGAACGTGACGCAACCATTGCCGAAGTTACTGGAGAACGCGACCAAATTGTCGAGGAAATGACAGCCTATTTTGAGGAGCTGGAGGCTAACGAAAGCCCGCTAACTCCCGAACAAGAAGAGCTTAACGGCTATCGTCAGAAAGCCCGAATGGACAAGTTTCAACAAGCTATTGACGCTAATGGCAGTATCGCCAAAGGCATCAAGGCTGAACATATCGCGGCCATCACCGGCTTGAACCTCAATGACTTGGACGACGTTGAGGACTTTGACGGTTTGATGGGCGAAGTGTTCACCCGGCTGCAACAGGAAGCACCGGTATTCTTTGCGTCGCAACCAGTGGCTGCACAAACGCAAGGGACAAGTAACGGACTACAAAGCGGAACGCCAGCGGCGGGTGTAGCCAAACGGCTGCCCACGTTCGCAAGCAACGCGTCAGGGGGTGGTATCCCAACGCCAGCGGAACAGTCTTTATCAGCCGTGCGGCTGAGAGACCCTGCTGCGGCCCAAGAACGGGCAGCATTGGCACGGGCAAACAAAGACGAATAAGCCCAGTCTGCTGCCTCATAACTTGAGGCAACGATGGCGAATAGCATAGATAGCTTTTTCAATTCCATGGCCGGGGCGTTTCAGGAAGCCAACAAGGTTTTAAAGCCCCAAGGCACGTTTCTTAGTGGTAACAATGGACAGCCGACTGTCTTTACCGACGTTCGATCTGAACCCATGGCCAAGTATAAAAAGGTAACGCTACAGGTACCCAATACACCGGGCAACGCTGTTGACGCTATCACGACTAAACCAACACCGGCAAGCCTTGTGGCCGATCCGACCGAAATCTCGCTTGACTTTATGCCAGCGTGGGGTTTCGAGCTGTCGTCCCTAGAGGAAGTCACCGTCGCATCCGCGTCACAACTGCGAATGTCGTTTGTTGACGAGGCGGTCACCAAAATTGTCCGCGCAGCTAACAAATACATTGCCGACAAGTTTACGGTCGCCAATTACAGCACCGCCGGAAACGTGACCGGTGCGGCTGGCAAAGGCGTTTCACTAAGTGACTTTACCTCCATGTTTGGAGTTTTAGCCGGTCGTGACGTTCCAGTTGATGACACCGGCAAGCTGTATTTTACAGCTCACAGCAATATCTACACCGGCCTTCTTAAGGACGCGGAATGGCGTGAAGCAGCCAAAGTTGGTGATTCACGCGCACAAAACCAAATTGGCAGCGGTGTACTGCCAATCACCTATGGCGCTATGCCATTGCGTGATAATCAAATGCCAAGCCCGGCGACTGGCACTTACACCTCGGCTTATTGGCACGAGCGAGCTTTCGCGCTCGTAACGGCACCGCTACCAGCACCCGAAGCGACCGTGGCTTTTAGCTATGAATCGTTTGGGCCATTGACCATTCTTATCACGATTCAATACACGGCAGACCAGCCAAAACATACCCTGTGGTTCCACAGCCTGATGGGCGGAAAACCATGGCGGAAAGATCACGCTGTTCTGCATAATTCGGTCGCATAATAAGGGGCTTGCAATGCGTTCATATGTCACATATGACGACGTTCTTGCAATATGCCCTTATGTCGATCAGCTTGCACCCGGAGAAGATCAATTCTCCGGGCAGCGGCTGTCCGCTAGGGTGTGGCTCGATGCGGCTGTCATTGTAGCGGGTCGAATTCGTGGCACGTTTAACATTGTTGCAGATTCACGCGTTAAGCGTGCCTGTGCATACAAGGCGGCCAGCGAGATATTGGCGTCGCAAATCACACCTATGGTTGAACAAAACGCATACGGGACAATGGCGGCTAAGTTCCAGCGAATGGCTGAATCTGAGATCAGCACGCTGACGGTTTGTATTGTCACCGACAACGGCGATCAACATTACATCAATTTAGGAATATCAAAACGAGGAATCCATGTATAAGACAAAACCAAAAACAGCCAAGGCATCGGCTAAACCAAAGCCCAAGCCGACAACCAAGCCAACATCTAAGCCAAAGTGCGGTTGCGGCAAATAAAACAGGGCTGGCGCTCTGCGTGTAGTGGCGTGGGCGTCAGTCCTTTATAGGAGCAGACCATGAACTCGATTGACTCACTTAGAAGCGCCATGGCCAGCCGTTCCCGTCGCGGCGTTGGTCGCAAGAAGTCGCCCACAACCCAGTCAGGTATGGGGCAGCAGAACGCTCCGGTTTCCATGCAACGCGGCCAAACAAACAAACGAGCGGTTCGCCCTATGGAGCTTCAATCTCAGGCGTCACGCAGGGTGGACCCAAAGCCAAGCAAAGGCCAGCAGGTCATCAACAAAATGCGACGCAGACGGTCAACAGGTGCAAACGCAAACAATGCCGCCACGGGAGGCTTTTTCTAATGCCAAGACCACGACCGCCAGCTCCTCCACAAGGCCCACAAGGCCCACAAGGCCCAAGCCTACCGAACCAGCCAAACAAACGCTCCAGCCGGTTCGGCAAGCGATCTAAAACTAAGAATGTCAAGTGTTCTGAGGCGGCCAGCGCTTGGCAGCTTGCTATTAAACATGGTGGTAGTCCGGGTAAGGAAGTTTACAAGGTTCTGGCTCAATGCCGGGCAGCCAACAAGACCGCCAAAGCAGGGATGGCAGCGGGCACGGCGGGCGGGGCGGCACTTGCCAGCCGGGCCGTGACCAGCCGGATTGATCGAAATCTGGCGACCGCCTCCAGCCGGAAAGCCGAGCTGAAAAAGCGGATTCAAGAACGGGCTGGGCGTACCATATCTGACGCCGACCGACAGCGGGCCAACGACATTGCCAGCCGGGTGTCGGGCAACTCTAATGGGCCATCAGCGGCCTTAAAGCGGCTACAGGGCGTCCGGGCATCGAGAACCCGACAAAACACCTCAACAACAACAGCGACAACACCAGCGGCCACTCCTGCCCCAGCACGGGCACCACGGACCAGACGAGCGGAAGCACCGCGAGTCATACGCGACGCCGGGCAGACCAATCGGCTGCCAAATCCGGTTCGGGTGCAGATGGGTCTTCAGCCAGCGCTACCGGTTGACCGCGCGGCAAATTTGGTGGCTAGGGTCCGAGCCTCCGGCAACCATGCTGGCAACCGGCACGACGCTTCTGCCAACAGGCATTTAACGCAAATATCGCTGTCGGCCAGAACGGGGCCACAGGCTCCCCGTATTGGTCTGGATGCTTACCGGGCCAATCGTCAGGCACGAACCCAGACGGGCGTAGCAGAATCGCGTTCAGGGGCAGCCAGAGGGTTGATGGCGTTACGTCAAGCGGGGCCATTGGGTCGAAGCGACGCACAGGCAATGCGGGCTTTGGGTGGGGCTGACGTAAGCCAACGCGGCACCAGAATCAACTCGGCTATCGTTCAGATGCGTATCGACGCGGGCCAGCGGTTCAATTCCCGTGGCTATCGTGCGAATGACAAGGGCTACGCGTCAGGCATGGGCACAGGGCGAGACTTGTCGAACGCTCCTGCAATCCGTGCTACGGCAGCTAGGGAACTGGCCGAAGTGCGGCGGTTTAGAAACGCCAGCTTTGCGGCAACTGGTCAGCGTGGACCGGGCAATTACTGGCGGACGGCAGCCGGGGCAACCCAAGTGGCCAATCCGCTTATGAGGCCAAACCTTCGGGCAGCGGGCGGAACCAACGCGACGATGAGTATATCTGGACAAAACCGAGCTGATGCGACGCGGGCGTATGCGGATCGAGCTAATGCAGGGTTACGGGCACAGCTGGCGGCGCAACAGGCGGCGGCGGCACCTCCTCCTCCTCCACCACCAGCACGGGCACCACGGGCACCACGGAGGTCGTCTGCACCCTCGGCACGGGCTGGCTCGCAACGGTCACCGGCAGCGGTTTATGGGACGACCAACTACACACCGGCCCAGCTTACCGAAGCAAGACGACACGCGGGCACGTTTGGCGATTACGCCAGCCAGTCGCAACACTCGCCAGCCGAAAGGTCGGCGGCAGTCGGCAGGGCAGCGGACTTGGGCGTGCAACTTGCTGGCCGAACGAACGACCAGAAATTTAACCACTTGGTCAGTATTTTGGGCGCACCGCCGGAAGCGGCTCGCCATATCCGCGTTACCGTTCACGGGGACGCGATCAACCTCAGAAACACCCACGTGAACGGTGGTGCCCACTCCAGAACTATCAATATGGATACCGACGGTACGCCGTATGTGTATAATGATTACTACATTCCAAACGACACCGCGCGGCTATCGGGAATGGCAACCGACCACTATAACCGGCAGATTCTCGCGGCACGGGCAGCGGGTATCTCAAAGATCAGGGTTTCCGGCGCTGGACGCGGCCTTGGCAGCGTAGATACCACCAATCAAACTTCCGGCTATCACATGTGGGTAGAGTATGGGTTTGATGGCCCAGTGGGCAGTCATGGACAAGGCGTATTTCGTCGGGCGCACCCGGCACTTGCAAGAGTTACGAGCAGCAGTACCTTCAATGAAACGGTCCATCACCCCGATCCAGTCGTGGCACGGGCGGCTCGTGACGCTTGGCGTAGAGAAGGAATCGGTACACACCGCATTACGCTTGATATTGGCGACGTAAACTCGCCGTCTATGAAGGCGTACAAAAACCTTTATCGTACCCGGCGAAATGAAGACTGGTCACAATCAAACGTAAGCACAAACGCTTCAAGGGATGGGCACTATGGAATATACAGATAATGGTCCAAGCGACCGCGACCATATCGAGATATTGAAAAAGCTCGCCAAGGAAACGGGGTTCCCTTGGCAAGTCATGCATGGGTCAGCTCCGCAAGAGATGATGAATGAACCGGAGAAATACAACTGGGACGGTTCGCCCAAGGCGAGGTTCAAACGTCCATCCGGCGAAGCGGGCGGCGGCAAGATGGATGTCTCCAAGTACAGGCGTAAATAATGCCAGCACCATGCCGATCTGTCGTCGCACCGGGAAAGCTCCCGTTGACATTCACCCCTGATATTGATGTCCCGCCAGAACTTGCCAACGCCTCCCCGGAGCGTCGCAAAGAGTTCTGGCGGACAGCGGCACGTATTGCAATGGAGGTAAAACAGAGGGAACTATCGCAGGGGCTTGACCATGCCGGGCGTAAGCTCAGACCTGTTCGGGCTAGAAAGCTCCGCTACCGGTCTGGCCGGATTCTGGACGGCGACCCACTCATGCCTCATAGAGCAATGTCTCGAACGCGTCGGCTGTTACGCACAATCACCATGGGCGTAAAAGTCACATTTTACTGGGCAATGGACTGGGGCAGGATCCTTGACTACCACCGGCGCGGGGCCGTTCTCAAGCGGGGTGGGAAGTGCGTCGGTCGGCTACCCGTGCGGAACGTGTTCGGGATATCGCCCAAAGGTCGGGCCGAGATATCGCGGCGATCCATTGAGGCATGGCGGGCTGGGTTTGTTCCACCTGTCCAATCGGAGCTAACGACCAACGGCGGTACCGTGGCACCGATTCCTTTCGATCCGATGTTGACGCGACCCACCACACAGGCGGACTGGGCCAAGCTGGGCGTCCAAACTATGCAGTACGACTATCAAAACCGAGTCGTGAACACCGGCACCGGTTTTGCAACAGGCGGCCCAGCGGTGGCAACGGGGCCGGGCACAGGGCTATTTATTGGCACCAACTTCAACCGCCGAAAGAAGAAACGACGATGATCGACGCCAGCGTCACAGGCTCGTTTGCTCGAGAAACGGCGTTTGTCACTTCGTTGGGAACCGTCCAAAATTACGTGGGCAGCCTGATGGAATCGTGGGCAAATACCCTCGTTCAGGACAACCGAAAAGGCGTTCTGGCAGGCACAGATAAAGACGACAAGCCAGTGACTGCTACGATCTACCGGCGCAGCTTTACGCAGGCAGGCTACGACCGGCCAACCTACGTGAAGTTTGTGCCCAATCCGTTTGGCGGGCAGGATTGGAAGGTAAATATTTCCGGTATGCCCAAAGATGGATTTAAGCCGGGCGGGTCAGCCAACCTGACAACCAAACAGTACAAGCAGCTTGGCGGGCCACCACTTGCTCCAAGGGGAATGGCCAGCCGGATTATCAGTAATTACCTTATCAGCCCGATCATGGGCACAAATAACCAGTTTGGCGTGGAAGGAAGTTGGGTGGACGTCACAAGCCGTTCCGGCGTACCGTTTTTGCCATTTCACTTTAACTCCACCACAACTGCTACAACATCAGGAGCCTTATTTGGTATGATTGGTGTAGGACGTGGCAAGAATCTACCACGTCGAAATATGTGTGGTTTGCGTGCATGGGGCAAGAAGCGAGCCAGAGAAGACTTGCGGAAATGGATTGAGGAAGTCATGACCGAGCAACGCGAGTACTTCCAGAAAGCTGGTCATATCCCTGACTTTACAGGCATCCTGCCAAGACGGAGGCCGCGCTAATGCCAATACCAAAAGTCACATCGACTTTACCACTTGACAAGTCCCCGGAACTATTGATCTATGAACTCGTTATTGCCCGCGTAACCGACGACCCGGTTTTAAAAAGTGTCGTTCAGTCGTGGCATCATACACCCTTCAACTTTGCACCGGCACCGATCCAAAAACTTCCGGCAATCAGGATTGAAGCCGGAGCTGGCTCAATAGTGCCCCAAAACATGCTGGGCGACCTTCACACGATCCAGATCGGATTTGTGCTTGAGGTGGCTCAGGGCTATCACGGCGACCTCATGAACCTCTGGTCAGCGCTACGCAAATGTATGAACGTACACAAGGACGAGTGGCTGGCATCGGCACTAACTGCTGTTCCTAACATCGTCTATCGAAATATGTTGTGGCAGCAGGCCGCGATTACCTACACCCCAAACTTTGATTCCCGTGCATTAATCTCTACCGCAGTTCTATCCGTTTCACTAGCTATAAGGGATTGCTAACTATGCAGTGCTACATCAAGATCACCAAAGAAAAGCCGGTTGTGACCTCTAACGGCACCACTTCCGGCGGCTACAACAGCGGAGCGATCACGACACCCGCGCCAACGCTAAACCAAGATTTTATTTGGCTCGACTTTGGCGTTCAGGTTCCCGCTATCAATCAAGTGTTTTCCGTTTGGAACCACCAGTCTGTCGTACCAAACCGAGGCGTGACCAACCGTTTGACCGGTGCCGATCAATACACCATCGGCGGACAATTCCAGACGCTTTTGTTTCACGAACAGGCAAAATTCTGGAAGGAAGCCGTTTTGGAACCGACGGTCGCGTCAACCAATAACCCGTTCAAGGTTCAAGACTTGCCGAGCTACCAAGTTGACCGCTATATGTCGGTTAACGGAAATATTCAATGGACGGATCGAATTACAGGCTGCAAGTTCACATCAGCAACGTTGACCAGCTCAAGTGAAGGCCAACGCGCTCCAGTGACCTTGTCGGTAAACTGGCAAGGTTCGACGCGAATTGAGATACCGACTTCAGAAGTGAGCGGTTTTGTGGCTCCATTGTGTACCGGTGATTACATACCAAAGAAGCCGTACCGATGGAGCAAGTCAACGCTGTCTCTGGACTCCGGCGGAGCTACCCCCATCGTACTGGATAAGATTATTCGTTCGTGGTCGGTGGAAATTCAGCACCAGATGAGTTCGCGGATGAACAAAGGAGCCACAATCACCAACATGGTTCAAACCGGTTGGACTCCGCAGATGTCGATCACGATAGACATTGATTCGTGGGATTACAAGACAAAATATTGCAAAATCATCGACGGCATGGATTCCGTGAAGTACGCCAAAAGCACGCTGGTTTTGCAGGATACCGTAGTCTCGCCAGCAGTGGCGGGAAATACGACTTTTGAATGGATGGGCATGGTGTTTCAGTCCCTGACTGACAATCTATCAGCGACCGAATTCAGCACCCAGAACGCGGTACTTCGGCCCAATTACGACTGTACAGATTGGGATATGAAGGTTTCTTACACCGCTTAAGGATCCTACCATGGCAGATGAAACCGTTCGCTTAGTCTTGGACGTTACCGGCGTCCAAGACATCGAAGCGCTAAAGAAAGAGATGTTAGCCCTCACGAGCGCTATGGGGGCTACAGATGCTTCGTTGGCCAAGGTGACCACGGCAGCGACCACAACTGCCAAAGCAGTGGGCCAGACTACAACGGCGGCCACAACGGCGGCCCCAGCGGTGGCGGCGGTGGGGACGGCGGCCACGACCACGGCGGTGGCGGTTACCCAAGTGGGTCAAGCGTCATTTCAGGCAACCACGGCAATGGCGGGGGCGGCTTCGGCGGCGGTTCAAACTACCGTGGCGGTCACTCATGCGGGGCAAGCGGCGGCACAGGCGGCGGCTCAGCTCAACAATCTTGGCAACGCGGCCCAGAACGCGGCTGGTGGTGGCGGTGGTGGCGGTGGCGGAGCTGGTGGGGCTGGGGCGGCTGGTGGAGCTGGCGGGAATGGTCGCGGTATCATACAGCTATCTTACGCGCTACAAGACTTGTATCAGGGCGGTTTCTCTGCCATTTTAAACAATATTCCAATGCTGGCGGAAGCCTTTGGAGTGGCGGCTGGTACAGCGGGTACGCTTGCTATTGCTGGGTTGGCTGTAAATGAAGCCTTTAAAATTTTAGGACCATTGCTTAAAGATACCAAGATACCATTAAAAGAGCTGGGCGAGGTATGGGAAGAATTTATCACTAAATACGTGGCTGACAGTGGCGAGTTTGAGCGGCTAACCAATGATATGAAAGAAAGCGCTACTGAATTTGGCACGTCCATGTGGCAAACATGGACGCAATCCAACGAAGCGTTTGATAAACTTATTGCCAAAGGTAAGGAGTGGAAAGAGTTACAAAAAGAAACCGCTAAAGATCGTGCTGACCGAAACGCGGGCGAGGCAATGCTGGACAAGATTGATGAGGGTGCCCCCGAAAAAGAACGGGGCGCGACGTACAAAGAATATATCGAGGGTCAAGGTGGCGACGCGGCTAGAGCTAAACAGGACGCACTGGCCAAAGATATGCGAGAGAAAGCACGCCAAGAGCTAGTCGATCAGGAGATGAACGCACTGGAACGTAATGGAGCGTTCAAGGGAACGACTTTATTGGGTTTCGACGTTAGCACAATGTCGGAAGACATGCGTAAAGATTTCGCACGCAACCAAATAAACAATCGCCGCAAGTCAGACGACAAAGAAACCATCGACCGTTCCAAGGAAATGGCAGCCGGAACAATGGCGGCGGCGGCAAGGGGCGACAAGAAAGCACTGGCCCAGATTGCGGCGGCGGATAAAGATTTTGCCGAATATGAAGCCGAAGTCAAGGCGGACAAGGAGGCTCAAGAGGTTCACGCCAAGTGGCGGGAAAAGCGGCTTGAACGCGAAAAGCGGGAAATGGAAGAGGAAAAGGAACAAAAGCGGCTGGCTGGTATCGGGCCACCGGAACAGGCGTTCCGAAATAACGTAGCGGCTCAGCGTCAAGCTGAAGAACGGGAAGCGGAACGGGTCGCCCAGAGAAAGATCATTGATGCCAAAGTCGAAAAAGACAAGAACGAAGCATTGGAAGCGGGCCGTAAGAAACGGCTCGACAACTTCATGCAGCAGGAAGGTTTAACGCCAGAGGGATTAGCGCAACAGCAGGAGCAAGCGGCGGCACGTATGCCCAACGGGCGAATGAGGCAGGAAGCCCGTGATCGCGTGGCAGGCGCTCAGGCGGCAGAGCTTCGGGCCAGAATGGCTAGGCGTGGCATGGATGAGAACGAGCAGGCGGCGGGACTCAGGGACATCGGCAACGCCGGTCGGCAACGGGTGCCCCAGCGACGTGGCATGAGGTCGGTCGCACCGGCAGCAGAAAACAACAGGACGCCAGCAGGCGAAAAGACTGAAGAAAACACCAAAGAAGTCGCCAACGCTGGAGATAAAATGGTTCGGGCAGTCGCCCAAAATGGTCAGGTCACGCTCCAGAAGTTCCAGCAGATTGAAGGCACCATGCTGGAGCTGTCGCGGATGATGGCCCAGAACATGGCCGGTCAGGTCGGTATGCCGGGGCGGCAGTTCAACGCAGGGAGGCGATAATGATACGCGACGTCCAGCTTTGGATTGACGGCAAGTACATTGACCTGACGGCAGCCGGGATTCGAATCAATTCCGTGACACCGTGGATCAAGGACGAAGTTTCCAGCCTGACTTTTACGCAAGAACCGATTTACCCGATTCCGGTCGATTTGTGGATTAACAAGACGGTGGCGCTATGGATCGACGACGGCACAGTTACAGCAGGATATGTTCCACCTGACCCGTCTGCACCTATAACAGCAATGCCAACCACCGCGTGGTGGAAGATGGTATTTCTTGGCCAAATGCACAGACGAACGGCCAACAACGGCGATATGGGCTGGGTGTACGGCTACGAAGCCTTGGGGCTGGATTATCTCGCGAGCCAGTGGCCAATCGTTTCTCCGTTTGATGGCACCGGAACAATCACGTTCAATCTGGCAACGACTGACCCAAATTATGACGCGGGTTACGCTGACTTAAATCTGGCCCAGATGTTTTTATTGATATTGGAAGAACCGACGACCTGCGACCATTTTGACAAGCTGGCAAAGCTGGTCGATCCATCCGACGGGCGATATATCGGGGCGGCTTTAGGGAATTACGAGTATCAACAGATCGACCTGACAAACCCGGCTCGCAAGGCGTGGCGGATCGACCAGCGAACGCGTAACGATCTCCTGAACGACACTTATTTAACCCAAATCAGATCTCCGATACCGGTCACGTTTAACGGCGACGACTTTTTGCAAGGAATCCGGGCTATCCTTCAGGCGGTAGCGCCCAACCATACGATGTGGGTCGAACCGGTCTATGAGCAACCGGCAGGAGCTAACACGCCCGACCCAAAACGGCCTATGGGGATCATCCGGTTTGCGGACACGGCTAAGGCTTTTGACGCCACGAACAAGCGTAACCCTGCCAAGAAAATCACCATGGGGCTGGATACCGACCCCCTACCCCAGATTCAGCGGTCGTACCAGAGCAGCTTTTCCCGCGTCGTGGTGCGTGGCGGCCCAGACGTTCAGCCGATGATACTAAAGCTATCGGCGGGCGAGCTGGTGGAAGACTTCGTCGTTGATCCATACACGAACAACCAGCAAGCCAAGGACGCTTGGAAACTCAGCGTATGGACAAACACAACCCGCCGGACAATCACCGGTACGGGCTTAAACCGTCGGCCACGGATCAACTCCGGCACGATCAACGAAGTCAGTCCCACGATTCCTGATCCAGCCAACCCGAACGGCACAATTCCCAACCCCAACTATATTGCCAACATCACTGACGCCAAGCTGGCCAGTGGAAGTTACTTCTTGTTTCAGGTGGCAAACGAGACGGTTACGCTTTCCAACGGCTCGCTTAGTAATATATCGGCCTCATGGGGCGAGCATCTGTTAGGGCAAAACTCTAATGAATACGCGGGCAATATCACGCTGACCCGCCAGAATCCCACCAATGGGCTATGGACGCTCAATGAGGTTCGCACGGTCGTAGACAACACCCAACAGGTGGCTGGTGGGACATCCTACGCGTCGCTCTCGTCGGTGCTATCCCAAACCGATTTTAAGCGGTTCAGCATGGTGCTGACGCGGTGGCCGGGCTTGATGACGTGGCGGCGGTACAAGGTCAATAAGTACCTCCCCGATGGCACTAACGTTGCCAAGCGGGTTCAGGCGTCGTTCCCGGCGGCTTCGGTCTGGCTCGATGCCAGCGGCGGAGTCATTGCAACGACCACCGTGGGGGCTGGGCTGGTGAAAGCGCCCGGCACTGGGAACAGCACGGTTCAGCAGATGCTGGTGGGATTCCAAACCGACCGACAGACCGAACACGTAATTATCGACAGGCCTGTCGTGACCTGTTTCGGATCAAACGCAAACCTGACAATAGGCGGTAACTCAACCGACGGGATACCCTCGGATATACAGGTTTATCTCCCCGTGAGCCTGAAAGCGCTGGAGGTAGCAATACCGGACGACACGGTCACGGCAAACACCGTTGACCCGAACCTACCGACGATCACCCCAAATTATCAAGGCACCAGCTACACCGAAGACGGGTTGAAACGCACCAAGTTTGTAAACGATCTCCAGTGGGTGTCGGGTGTCGATAAAGACGTCGTTAAGCAATGGGGGGCGCAACTCTTGGCCGGGATACAGGATACGTTAGTCGAGGGTCAAGCTACCAAGCTGCGCTACGCTCCCCTGATTGGCAGCGGTTACTGGCTGGAATGGACGGATCCATGCCGGGGCGACGGGCTAGACCGGCTGACAACCGATATTCGCGGCTGCACGATCACGTGGAACCACGGCAGCTCCGTGGTGCCGATCCACACGGAGTACACGCTGTCAAACCGGCGCGACCCATACGCCAGCCAGACGCCTATCATCTATCACCCCTGCCAGTATCCTGCGGCACCTCGTGGAGAATACAAAATCGAGTACGGTTCCGGCTCATTCGGTTACACAAAGTCCGATTCCATCTCGAAATATACGACCGATCTGGACAACCAGATTACGGCGGTGCAAACCAATCTGGGCGTGAACATCGACACGTTCGCGGCGGCCAGTGAAGTGGGCCGGTTACAGGCGGCGGGCTTGACGCCAACAGCCAACCAGTTTGGCCTACAGGCGGCGTATATGTCCGGCGTGGAAGCGGACAACGCAACACGTAACGCGGTTGCTGCGGCGGCATCTGGCACGCTCAGCGGCGACGGTCAGGGCTGGTCAGGGAATTACCACACGGCTGATGGCGATATCGAGACAGGCTACGGTACAGACGGCAAGAGCTACAAACCCGGAGGGGCGCAATAATGTTCTATCTAATGGCAAACAGGCACTATAGCGAATACGACCGGCAAGAAGAGCTTGCAAACTATCCGACGCGTGAGGCGGCGGAGCAGCGGGCTGCGGAACTGATGGACTCGTCGTATGTGCACGACGAAGGGGAAGTATTGCGGGCAACGTATGTGGTCGTAGGAGACTGGATAGGAGATCAAGATGAATCCCAGCGAACAGGCGAGGCGGCTGATGGAAGTGGAGCGGCGGCAAAACCGGCTAGAGTTAAAGCTCGTCGCAATCGCAGCCCAAAATGAAAAGATTATCACCATGCTGACCGCGCTGGGCGGCGGCCTAACATCGAACGTGGTGGTGCGCAACTGATGAATGACCTGACCCGGCGGCAGCTCGAAATGGAACGGCGTGTCTATCGGCTGGAAGATCTGGCCGATAAGGAACTGGCACGTTCCAACGCGGCCATGATGGCGGCCCAGTATCTGGGCAACGTTTTGACGCTGGAGTGGAATCCTCCCCCGCCGTTTATTTGGAAGATCAAAACGGTAAAGGCGCAAGCCATATTCACTATGCCGTCACTTGTGTATCCGGAACAGTTCTACTACTGGACTTTGCAAGGAGCCACAAATCCGCCAGCTACTGCGTTTTTCATCATCGAAAGGTCGGAACCGGAACCGGGTTGGGTAGCACCGGACAAGAAATTATTATACCGAATGGCATTAAACAAAAAGTATTCGGTCAATAACGCGTTCCAGTCCACGACTGTAGAATGGAGTCACATTGACACCGGTCACCGTGCGTCTGGGCCGATTACAAACCCCGATGGCACGCAAAGCATCGTAGAAGATCAAACATGCTGGCCATGGGACTTTAACCCTAATATTACGCAACCGGGTCAAAATTGGAGCAATATCTGGCACGTGACGCAACTGGCCGACCCGCAGCCTAGCGATTTCCCAACAGGAAACCTTGTGGGCGACAGGTGGCCCCCCAACCAGCCACCACGGGCGCCATACCGAAACGTATTTCAAGTAGACTGGTTCGGTATGTCGCCCGATAATTACACAGGGATAAATCAATGGAAGATAGAAGAACCGTTTTTTACGACCGGCGGCATTTGGCCCACCTATAACGCCACCGATAACACGATTACATGGAAGCACGGTTCTATCGTGACCTGTAATGAACTTGGTGCCGCACAAGCAGGTGGTGGACTGATTACGACTGACGCTCTTTGCGGCAGACTGGGGGCGGGCGACCAATATAACACCGTAACCAAACGAACCACTCGCTTTGTTGGTGGCGTGACCATCTCGTTTAAATCACATCGCATTCCAGCCGGTAGCCTTTGGCAAGGCGGGCAGGGAACTTACGACATTCCGGCAACATTGAGACTTTCGGAAGTTGCCCAAGTTTCAGACGCGGCTGGAAATAATGTATTTCGTTATTCTGAAACCGACGCTATTGTCCGTTTAACATGGACATAACAAAAAAAGCCCCACCGGAAACGCTCCGGCGAGGCCTCACACCAACGTCTCCTAGGTGTATTACGATTTTACAAATGGGACATCACCGCCAATGGGTCGCCATAAACCACGGCCAGCCAGCCGGTCCACTTTGATTTCGGCTAAAGCATGACGCACGCGGGCTTTTTCCTTGCTTAACGTGCCGAGCCAGCGGCGGCGGCTGTCACGGTCGTAGGGCATATTGTCTACCAAGAATTTCGCCGAACGCGTGGCAAAATGGAGGAATATCCGCACCGTTTGGAAGTCGATTTCGTGTATATAGCCGTTACGCTGGCGGCGGTACATATCGGCATAGTCGCGACCGGTATGCTGATAGAGTCCGACATAGACCTTGCGTTGGGCTTTTTTGGCGGACTTGGCGGATACGTTAGAGCGGGTTGCAATCGTCATGATACGGGTTCCTTTGTTTTTGGTTCTATCAACTTAGGCAGTAAGTTCGCGAATAACGTCCAGCAGATCAGACACCAAGGCCAGCTCCATGAGCAGGTCGCGTTCGTTCTGGTCGTTGGGGCGACCGATGTACATGGTCTCTTCAACAAGATCGAGTTCACGTCGGGCTAGGTCGTTGCGAAGCAGCTGGCGATCCTTGGCAGACATCCTCAAAACCTCGATTACGGTTGGTACAATTTCGGCAATCATCGTCTTATATCCTTTCAGGGTCTTTGTTTTCGTCGGTTAATTTGCCCGACACCTATATGATACCGGGTTCCCGGAACTAGTCAAGGATTGAGCCATAATCTTTCAATAAAATTTTTAGCCGATCTCGTCCGAGACCTTTTTGGCAAGGGTCTGACTGACCTCTGCATAGATTTCGGTTGTCCGGGCGGAGGAATGCCCAAGGGCGGCTTGCGCGGCATCAAGCCCGTATTGCTCGCGAACGAGGGTTCCGTGGGCGTGGCGGATCATGTGCGGCGTGAAGTGGGCAACCCCGGCTCGTTTACAGGCACGCTTGATACGCTTTCCGTATTCGCAGGATGTCATGGCGGCAAACAAGGGTTTGTGCGGATCATCGGTGGCCCACTTGGCAATCAGGGCACGGGCTTTAGGGCCGAGGAAGATCACCCGTTGCTTACCCCTGAAGGCGTTCTTGTGTTTCGATGGTTTGTAGACTCGCGGCAGGATGACCTCGGCCATCGTGATTCCTATCGCCTCGGCGGACCGGCACCCGGTGAGCCACTGGAACTCGACCAACGCGGCTACGTCGGCGGAGAGAAACGGCATAATGGCGTCAATCGTTGAGCGTTCCACAGGATGAACCTTTTTGGGCTGTTTGCACGCCGACCGACCGGGCTTGAGCTTTTGGACGGTCTGGAGGGCGGTCCACACGGTCGCCGGTACTAGGTCCATCTGAGCGGCCCAGCGGAAAGCGACGAGAATGTAGTTATGTTTCTTGCTGATTGTACTGACCGACAACCCGGCATCGACCCAAGACTGGCGGAGGTCCACCAGCCGGGCGGGCGTAAAGTCCTTCGCCGGGCAGTCAATCATGGCCAAAGACTTCATGGCGACACCAACCGGCCAATCTTCCCGCGACTCCGGCGGCTTGGTCTTCACGACGTGGGCGTGGTACCGGGTAGCCAAGTCGGCCACCATGATACCACAAGCCACCGTCGGCGGGTCGGGGTGACCGTAAAGATCGAGGTTCCGGCAATATTCCAGATATCGCCGGTTTGCCTCCACCGGTTCGATTCCGGTGTAATAAAGTTGTACTCCGATTTTGATATAGCCCATGCCGGTGTCGGCACGGATTAAATGGGTCGGAACGGTGTTTTTCTTGCGACCCATTTGTTCAACAACAGGGCTGGCGGAAGCGATATAGTTGTAGTAGTACAACTTTATTCTCGGTAGATTGGGTGACGGTCAGCCATCGGATGGGGCGGATACATGCGTCAATATTCAACACGACAACTCCTTTGTCAAACGGCATTTATATTATTTATGAACGCGTAAAGCGGACCCGTCTAGGATTAGTACGCCCGAAGGGATTCGAACCCCTGACCCACGGATTAGAAAAGCGAATCCGCCGGTTTGCGCAGGGTTTATAACGTTACGCACTTTGCTTTCGGATGGCTTCAATTCCGGCCATCACAAGCTTTTCTTGATCCTCCATAGGCAGCGACAAAATATATGCAAGCGCGGCCATGGCGATAGAATCGCGGCCAACCACCTGCCGACCGGTGAGGGACACCCCCTTGTTCTGAAGGTCGTTTTTTAGGCTCTCCAGCGGTACCGCCATGGCAGGCGGCAAAACGCAAGTCACGTACTTTGGTCTCGATGATACAACCGACATTTTTAAAGCTCCTTTGATGTTAGAGCGGAACATTCCGCTATTCAGATCATACTTCCCAGAACCCGGCTTGACAAGGTGTGATTGCAGTTATATTATGTAACGGGTACAGGGAACCCGTTACAATCGAACCATAGAGACCAGATCAATGGATGAATCGAAGACAAAAAGAAAGGGTGTCCGGGTAAAATGCCCGGTATCACTTTTGAAAACTGGCGGGCCGGTCAACAAGGCGACTATGCAAAGGATTTACGCAATGGGACGTTTCTACGATTCCAAGATGACTCCGGTATTGATTCACCTCGTCGATGAGGCTTGGATGGACTTCATCGAAGCAAACGCCGATTCCCCCAAGCTGGAAATGATTCTCACGCTTGAGGATATCGACTCAAACACAACACCATTATCAACTTTTGGAAGGCAAACAAATGAAGACCCTGAATGAATCCTTGCTCTGTTTCCAGTCTAAATCCGTCGCTGTCCACAAGAACGCAAAGGCGGACAGATACAAATACGCCGATCTTCCGGCAGTGCTGGAAGCCGTCGTTGAGCCCCTGACCGAGTGCGGCCTAGTTCTTCGCCAGCGTACCGAATACGACCGGTCTGCAAACGTCGCGGTGTTGGTGACCAGTATTGTTCACGTAGCCACCGGCGAGCGGGAAACCCAAGAGCTGCCGTTGTTCATCGACGAAAAGCCGCAGTCTTTCGGCAGCCGATTGACGTACTTTCGCCGGTACAGCATTCTGACGATTTTGGGCTTGTCACCGGAAGACGACGACGGGCTGGCAGCCCAAACCGACGCCAAGATGGATCGCCACTTTGATGCTCGGCCATCTGGGCGTGAGGTGCCTCCACAGCGTCACGACGATGGAGGCGGCGATCTGGGCAGCTGTCGCGATTGTGGCGCACCGAATCGGACCTATAAAAACGGCAAGCCCGGTTGTTCGAAGTACTGCTGGAAGGATCGGAAACCGGAAACGGCTCGCCGAAATAACGACCGAGATTACGAACGGGAAGACCGGAACGATTACTCGGCGGACTATTGATCTAAAGTCAGGGGTGGCAACGTGTCACCCCTTTTCCTATGAATGGAGTTCATCATGCTGGTACTATCACGACAAACTGGGCAAAGCTGCATCGTCACCGACGCCGAGGGCAACGTCCTGCTGGAAGTTGTTATCTCCGAAATCGTCAACGGCCACAAGGTAAAGATTGGGTTCAAGGGCGAAAAGGCCATCATCGTTGACCGCGAAGAAGTCTGGCAGAGCAAGATGTTACGAAAGACGCCGGACGAGTTGACTGAACCGGGTTCACTTGATACTATGAACTGACGCCAATAAAAAAGCCCCAGACGCTTAGAACGTCTTGAGGCCGCTTTTTTGGTGTGGTGGAACGAAGCAACCGAACTCACCAACGAATCTATTCTAGCACGGGATTCGTTGGTTATCAAGAGTGCTATGAGGATAGTGGATTATGACTGACAAGGTCTATTTTATATCGGTCCCGCAACGTATTGCTTCGCTTGATATTCCGGCTTCTCACAAGATGGTCGCCGGCTCGATTTTTACGAGGACGGTCCAGCGCGACTTGACGGGGTTTGAGAAGATCATCCAGCGGTTCATTATGGAAGACTGGGGGATTCAGGAAACCGCGATAACCTTGGCTATCAGGTGGCTGAAAGAAAACGGTTTTATCGAGACAAAGCGAACCCGGTCCGGCACCTTGGTAAGATGGGTGGGCGAGGTCAGGGAGGTATGCGAAGATAACGATTCAAGACCCACGGAAAACAAGGTTCCCGAAATTCGGGATTCCCGAAATACAAGGATCAAGACCCCCGAAATACGTGGATTAAGACCCCCGGAAAACGGGGATGCTTTACTTAGATTGGTTCCTAGATTGATTCCTAAACCGGAAGAGAGGGAGGGAGCGAGCGTAAGCGTTACTGAATGTCAAAGTGCGACGACGGCGGCCAAGCTTCCCGGCGTCCTCCCCCTCGTTCTGTCAGGCAGCCTAATTACCAAAATCAACGCAGCTTTCCCGAACAACCCGAACGCCGTGCTTCACCAGATTCGCATGGCTGGCTGGGAAGAACCGAGAATCGAGGCGGCTCTGATGAAGACTGACCCGGCGCGGGGAGTGAACTATTTCACGGCGATTTGTCGGCGAATGACCGACGCCGAGGTCAGGGAAACGCTGGCCCCACCATCGGTAAACACAGATCGCATCACGACTAAGGACGGCAAACGCGTCCTCAAAAATGGCCAATGGCTAGAGGTCAAGACGCCCTATCCGAACCAACCGGCACCCGGCCAAGACCCACCACCGCGATTGCCGGCCAGTAACGGGAACCAGAAACCGCCGGGAAGGCCTCTTGGCGGGCTTCTTGGTGGCAAGATGGTAGAAATGAGCGTCGAAGAACGAGCGGCCAATGGCTATGGCCTAGCGGCAAGGGAAAAGGAAGCGGCGGAAAATAGGATCCGGGAAAACGAGGCAAGGCAAAAGGCCGAGGCGGACAGGGCCGCGCTGAAAGACCTCATGAAGCGGCGCAACGAACGCCAGAACGAGCTTGTGACCCAAGGAAAAAAGCTGGCCGAGATTGGCGATATCCTGCGGAAGGAAGGGCTGGCGGATTAAAAATAAAATACTGCTTGACTTTATGGTTCCCAATTCAATAGTCTTGGGTATCGGGAACCATGAAGATACCAAATCAAGGAGATTCAAGATGTTGGTAGAAACGGAAGCAGAGTGGGTGACAGAAGCGGTGGAAGATCTTTACTACGGCGAATGTACGACTTGTGGAAATACAGGCGCTGTGGTTCTTCCCGTAAGAGGGACAAGTGGGACGCATACGGCGGCGTTTGCCTGTCGCTGCATTAAGGCGATGAAATACGCGGGCGTACCGAAGGCCACGGAGGAGCAGCTATTTGAGGCCAGCTGTCAGCGGATCGAGGAAGGCGAACGGCTGAAGAGATGGGCCGAGGACCGGGGGATTAACTTCAAGGGCACCGATGACCAATCACGTGCCAGCTTTCGGGCTTGGTTTGAGTCGGTTGGTAGCACCGGGGCGATGTTCGCCAAGGGCAGATGATGGTTCAATAGAACCGGAAAGAATAGGGTAAAAATATGACGGGCAAAAACGAAATAACGCAGTTCACGTTCCCGATCACCAGCCAGACAATTCGTGTTGTCATTGGCGAGGACGGAGAACCGAGGTGGGTGGCCAAGGATGTGTGCGACGTGCTGACGATTGGAAACGTAACTGATGCGATGCTTAGGCTTGATGAAGATGAGTTCGATACTATCGAAGTCACGGATTCAATTGGAAGAAAGCAATGGACTTACGTTGTCAACGAGTCTGGCCTTTACTCCCTGATTATGACCAGCCGGAAACCGGGGGCCAAGGCGTTCAAGAAGTGGGTGACGTCGGAAGTCCTCCCGTCTATCCGCAAAACGGGCGGCTACGGTCGGCAGGAGCAACCGGCAATCGACCTGAGCGACCCGGCAGCGTTAATACCGTTGCTTCAGCAATACGCCCAAAAGACTTTAGAGTTAACGGGCAAGCTGGACGAGGCGGCGCCAAAGGTTAAAGCCATGAAACGGCTGGAAGGCCAAGACGGGTCCATGTGCGTAACCGACGCGGCCAAAACGCTTAAGATGAGGCCAAAGGAACTATTTGACTACTTAAGCCAAGACAAGTGGGCATACAAGCGACCCGGCAATATGTCTTGGATTGGCTATCAGGACAAGCTTCAAAGCGGGCTTTTAGAACACGTTACAACAGAGGTGTCCAAGCCGGACGGGTCAACTTCCGTAAGAACGCAGATGAAGATCACCGCTAAGGGAATAGCAAAGCTGGCGGAAAAGCTGGGCGGCAAAGACGACAACACGCCTCTATTTGCTTAAGGAGCAACCAATGGACAACGAGCTTGCAATGGCGACAAACAACGAACTGCTTGAGGAGTTGGCCCGGCGCTACGCTACGCTGGTCATCTTTGGGCATAACGAGGAAGAAACGGAGGCCAACCCGACCTTTTCGCTGGTCCGGGGCAGCCGGTTCACGCTTTACGGCGGGCTGGCCGAGATGATGTACGAGGCACGAAAGCAAATGAGGAAGGACGCCGGCAATGATTTGGACGAATGACAAAAGCGGAACGGTTCTTATTGCTTTGGGCGACGGGCATTACGCGCAAATAGATTACCGGGGCGACGGGACCAGATGGCAAGCCTACGTTGGGCGGCTGGTCCAACACCCTGACGGGTATGGCCCAACCAAACTTGAGAAGTGGGGGGTGGCGTGTGAGTTTGAAGACCTTTATCACGCTAAAGAATGGTGCCAAATGAGGTTAGACAATGCATAGACGAACTTGGCAGAAGGGTGAAGCCCGTGCGGCGGCTGATTTTGGTAGCCTCCGCAACCCCGGCTCAGGCAGCCAGAACCGAAGCGACAAGACCCGGTCCGATTCCGTGCATGAAAAGCTGTATCTGGAGTGTAAAGCCTCCGCACGGCACGCGGTCATCACGCTATGGGACGACGCGGCCAAGAAGGCCAAGAAGGAAAAAAAGACACCGGTGGTCTGCTTGCAGGTAAAGGGCAGACCGGGACGCTGGTACCTGATCAAGGATACCGATCTGCAAACAGTGGCGGCTGAACAACAGGCGGCAAAGGACGACACAAACTTGGGGGTGATAGATGACGAGGTGGGATGAATATCAGCACATGACCGAAAACCGTGAACTCGATAGCTTGGACAAGGTTGAGATCATGATGGAAATCGACGAGTTCTTTGCCATCGGACCACGGCACCAGCTGGAACCGGAAACGGCTACCGTCGTGAAATTGCTCCAGACAATCCGCGAACACTACCCGGAAGAGTACGCCTTGCTTATGGACATCGAGAACCCGGAAGCGCTGTCCGCCAAGGCTCGTGCAAATATGGAAGGTCTCATCATATGACGGCACTAGAGGAATCGGCCAGCGTGGCTGTAGATGTCACGCCAGAGGTCGCGGCCAAGACGATCATGCTTATGGCCAAGAGATTGGCAAAGGTTGACGACGAGCAACCGGAGCAGCCTGTACGGGTCGTCGCGTGGTTTTTGCGGCAAGCAATCAATGAGGCTAAATGACAGGCCAGAAAGAATTTAGAAATATTCTGCCGGGTTCCTTGACTATTTCCGGGAACCCGGTACTATATACATGTAGCCCAATGAGGGCGAACGAAAACCGAAACGAACGAAAGGCAGAAACCGATGACCCTGATGAACAAAGTCGAATACATCGTAGTTGGCACCGTAAAAGACGTTAGCGTTACAAAGACAACCCTTCCTGCCAAGACCCAAATCACGCTTGAGGATGTTGGGGTTGAACGGGCAGAAAAGGTCATAACCATGTACGGCGAATACTTCCCCACAATTGGCGAACGGGTCGCTGTAAACACTCAAAGCGGCTGGATTTATGCGGAAGAGCTTATCAAGATAGTTGACGCGGTGGCCGACCTGATTGACAAGCTTGAAATATCCGACGAAAACCAATGCCGGATGGTCAACATGGTTTTGCGGCACCAGATGGATTGGCTGGGCGAACAGCGGCGGAATAAAGACTTATCCTAAGCCGAAACGCCGGAAGGCGTCTGCCGATCTGGTCGGCACTGACGAGGCTATAACACACGAAAGGCTGGAACATGCAAGCAACAGAAATAAGGGCAAGCATAGGGGCAGATGTAGTTGCTGGGGTTGGCGATTTGATCGCCGCATCGGTTTGCGAGTGGGCAAATTGCCAAGAGGCCAGCGTAGACGAATCTGGTGGCATCTGGATTGAAAACCCATGCACAGGTCATTGGCTAAGTGACGAAAAAGTTGTCGAGTTCTGGATCTGGACTCAGGCTCAATGACCAAAGCGAACGGATGGCTCGGAATGATGAATGTCGGTTCAACAACAATACTGAAAGGGCGGGACAATGCCAGACTACAAGGTGCCAGCGACACGCAAAGCGATCAAAAGCAAGATCAGGACGCTCCTGAATAACTGGGTTGACGAGAACCTAGACGACACAGGCGACACGATCACGGCGTATGACGACGCCCACGATTCAGCGGCAAGAAGGTATCAGGACGAGATTGAAGACGGCAAAAGCCATACAGCGGCCATGAAAGAGGCCAAGCTACGGTTCTGGGAAGAGTTGCAAGCGTCACTGGAAACAACAATCGGGAACGTTTTTGAGGAGCTGGGCGAATGAGCAATAAAAGCGAACCGTACGCGACAGGCAAGCCAGACGCCGACGTGTCGGCAACCGTGGCCGAGGCTATGGCCACGATAAAGGAGTTTGTCAAGCTCGTAGAAAGTATCAGGGTTGACGCAACCGTCGATGAGGCAAAACAGATACGAACGATGGCCGCCGCCGTCGAATACGATTTGAGGGTTTTAAGGCGGGCCATTGATGACGCGCTGCACGAGGTCACACATCTCAACTAAGCAAAGCCGAAACCCCTCCGGGGGTCTACCGTTGATAACGGTACTGACGAGGCTAAACAAACGAAAGGCTAAAACGATGAATTACAGCTTGCGAGACGCTTTGAACGGGGTGATAAAAACCGAGCTGATGGAAAAAGCCGTTATGATGGCTTACCAAGACTCCGGTGGGCCAGCCAAACCATACCGACTGCCGGAAGACTCGGTTCACCTATTAGACGCGGCCATAGAGCTTTACGACAGCTGGGTAAAGGAAAAGATTGACGACCCGGCGATGAGGGGGGCAGCGGCGGTTGTTGCGGCTCATACCATTGCACGCAACGATTGGTGTAATTACCCCTGCACCTGCACCGTCGAAGGTGTCTTGATATGGATCGAGGACTAATCATGAGCCATCTTGACATAGGAAAGACGGCGGCCAGTAAGTCGGGCTACGAACCGCAACGGCTAAAAACCGACCTGCGGAACTTTGCCAAGTTCAGCGCGGAGGAACAAATTCGGATCATTAAAGAGGCTATCCGGTTCATCGACGCCGAAGGGCGAGCGGTCGAGCTGGCCACCATCGACACAAACGCAGTGGCGGCCAAGTGGGCGATTGCCCAAGGGCTGGAACGGTGGCACCACTACTATCCGAGCCAGTACTACAACTTCGTCGAGGCCGAACGAAGGGCGTTGAACGACGGCGAATCCGGGCTGTATGACTACAACATTTAGTTGACAGAACCCGGTTTAGTGGTTGACAATACAACTATGAAACAAGCTGGGCGTGGCCGGGCTTCTTAACCCGGTGGCAGTCGTCTCAAAGCTGGCTGATGTGTGGATCATCAAAACACAGGGGCTTGTTGGATAGCGCAACAGGGGGACCGGGGAACTCCGTCTTTCACCCTTGATGATTCAAATCGTGGCAACATGAGCAAAAGCCAACGGCTACGCCCACTCTTTTTACGCAAAAGGATAACAGATGAAACAGACAGGCAAACAAGCACTATCGGACTACGGCAAGGCGCTACGCAACCGGATTGAACTGGCTGAACGAATGACCCGCGAACTGCGCCGGGTGCCAACGCAGGAAGAGCTTGGGCCAATGCCAACGCCAAGCGTAGCCGACATTTACGACGCAAAAGACTACGCATACGGCAGCAAGGAGAACTTCGGCCCACTCAAAGCCGAGGTGGTCATGGTGGCACCCCCAAGCACGTCCTACAGCGAGACCAATACGCGGAACGCCAGATTACGAGCGGAGGCGTCAAAGGCGGCCAACAACGGGCTTGTGGGCGTCTATTTCCGCAACGGGAAATGGGAAGCCAGATACACATACACAAACCCAAACGGCGGCGAAGTCAAAGGATACACCTCGCGGCACGAATGTATTTGGGACGCGGTATCAGCAAGGGAGATGTACGTACGGCGGCACTACGGTAGCCAGCGACCTTGGCTATTTTGCGACAAGGCAGCCGTCGAAAAATGGGAGGCCCAAAAAAATGCCTCGTAAGCCACCGCTTTCGGTCAACGCCAATTTAGCGCCCGTTATTCAGCTGGGCGACGTCACCACGGACTCGCAAAACGCACGGAAAAGAACCGAGCGAAACCGAAACAGCATTAAGGCCAGCCTCGAGAAATTCGCGGCTGGTCGTTCGATTGTTCTGGACAAGGACAACGTCGTTCGCGCGGGGAACGGAACGGTGGAAATGGCAAGGGAGCTGGGCTACACCGAGCTGATTGTCGTCGAACCCAAGGAAGGGCAACTGGTGGCTGTCAGGCGGCCAGAATGGACGGCACAGGAAGCAAAAGCCTATGCTATCGCCGACAACCGGACAGCCGAACTGGCCGAGTGGGATGACGAGGTTCTGGCGGAACAGCTGGAAGAACTTCAACGCGTCGATCTAAGCGAGGTCGCGGGCTTTTCCGACCGCAAACTTGAAAAGCTATTGAACGAACTTGCAAACAAGCACTTGAGCGGGGCGGAAGACGACGACGCGGGCGAGCTGCCGGAAGTGGCGACAACCAGACACGGCGACCTGTGGCGGCTGGGCGATCACGTCGTGATGTGCGGTGACTCGACCAGCGCGGAACAAGTGACGATCCTGCTGGCAACGTTTGGGCACAAACCGGCGATTATGGTTACCGACCCACCATACGGAGTGGAATACGAACCCGAACATAGAAGCAAAAACCGAACCGGCAAAGTCTTGAATGACGACCGGTGTGATTGGCAGGCCGCGTGGGAACTGTTTCCCGGCGACGTCGCATATGTATGGCACGCGGCAACATTTACGTCAACTGTGCAGCAATCATTAGAAAAAACTAAAATGACGGTGCGGAACCAGATCATCTGGGCCAAGAAAAGCCTAGTCATGGGACGGGGCGCGTATCACTGGCAGCACGAACCCTGCTGGTACGCCGTTCGTGACGGGGGCAAAGCGAACTGGTGCGGTGACCGGAAGCAATCGACGTTATGGGAAATCGAGACGGTCAACCGAAACAACACCGACGACGGCGAGACGAAGCACGGGTGCCAGAAACCGGTTGAATGTATGGCAAGGCCCATGAGGCACCACGGACGACCGGGCGAGGCGGTTTACGACCCGTTCTTAGGTTCAGGCACGTCAATCATTGCAGCTGTACAGACGGAGCGACTTTGTTGCGGCATGGAGCTTGATCCGCGTTACGTCGATATGATTGTTCAACGCTGGCAGAGATATACGGGATTGACTGCCGTAAACGCAATAACGGGCGAGCCTTACGTGGCTGCCGAGAATCCTGATATCAGGAAAAACGTCGATGGCTAACCCCAATCCATCACCCGCAACAAGGTTTAAATTAGGGGAGTCCGGCAACCCCAGCGGGAACCGTAAGCACAAGCCGTTCACCGACCTTATATACAAAATGGGGATGGAGAAAGGCTACATGGAGTCGGTGGTCAAAGCGATCTACCGGCAAGCGATACAAGGCGACATGAAGGCGGCCCAGCTATTGATGGACCGGGTCGAGGGCAAGGCCATTCAGGGGGTCGAGATACACGATACGACCGAAACCGTGGCGTCGTATATTCAGAGGATGCTAGATGCTCGAAACATGGTTCAATCCGGCGACATTCAACGAGATATGGCTCAAGAGGCACTCGTACTGGGACAAGCAGAAGCAAGTGTGCAACGCGCTAGAAACCGGAAAAAAGACGGTGCTGGTGCCAAGCGGAAACGCGACGGGAAAGAGTTGGATGTCGGCGGGGCTGGTGCTGTGGTATCTGGCGACCAAGCCGGGGGCAGTGGTGGTGACGACGGCGCCAACGCATGACCAGCTGGCCAACGTCTTATGGCGGGCGATCTGGTCGGCAAAGGCAAAGGCACCGGTGAAACTATTCGAGGACCGGGCGACCCGTTCACCACTACTTATCGAGAACGTCGAGTCTGGCGGTTACGCTATCGGGCTATCGTCAGCCACGGTGGAGGCCGCGTCGGGGCACCATGCCGAAAACCTGTTGGTGGTGATAGATGAGGCGTCGGGCGTCGAGGATGACCGGATATCGGCACTCAACTCGTTAAACCCGTCGATGGTAGTCATGATCGGCAACCCCCTGCTCCCGTCGGGCGTGTTCTATGAGCGGTGTATCCGGCAGGAGTTGGACCCGGACGTGAACACGGCGCTAATTAGAATCCGGTCAGACGAGACTCCACCGGTGATGGCCAACGTGCAACGTTCCCCCACCGGGCTGGCCGATCTGGACTTCCTGCAACGGTCCGAACGCGACTATGGGCGTGGCTCGGCTTGGTGGCTATCCCATATCGAGGCCCAGTTCCCCAACTCCGTCGAAGGACAGCTTTTCAACGTGGACTGGATAACGCGGTGTATCTATGCCCAACCGCCGGACGAACGCAAAGGGCTACGCCGTATCGCGGTCGATATTGCAACCGGCAGGGGCGGCGACAACGCTGTGATTATGGTTCGCGACGATACCGGTATCCTTGATATCTCGGCATCGAACACATGGGACGTGGACGAACTGGCTCGGCGAACAGTGGCGACAGCTCGTCAGTGGAACGTACCGGGTCCGCGTGTGGTTTACGACTCTACCGGCGTGGGCGAGACCTTTGGCACCCTGCTTCGCAACCACGGGCTCAACGATACGACGCCGTTTCAGGGCGGGCGTGGTACCCACAGGAAGTACCAGAACCTTCGAGCGGCGTCTTACTGGGCGCTACGGCGGCGGATCAACCCGGATACCTCACCGGACGTTTTTCATATCCCACGGGAGTTTTCGTCACGCCTCCAAAAAGAGTTGCTGGCGACAACGTTTGAGCTGACCGCCAAAGACCAAATAGCGATCACAAAAAAAGAAGATATCATTTCTCGAATCGGCCATTCGCCAGACTTTGTCGATGCGTTGGCCATGTCGTTTGGGTTTGCGGATTGACACAGTTGACAGAACCGGGAAGAATAGAAGCAGGAGACTTGTCATGTACAATCAGCCGGAAACGCTTGGCCCAATAACCGACTACCAACTTGCTTACATTGCGGCAGCCACGTCGGCTCGCAAGTCTAAGCCGAGCGCTATGGACTTTGCCAAGGTTGATTCTGAGATCAGGGCCGGGTTAAAAAACGAGAAGGTACGATTATCTCAGGCATGGAAGAACCGGCAATGGTTTGAAGGAAATATTAAGCCATTTTTATCAGCTATGGCGATGGAACTTGGGTTACGTGAAAACACGGTACGTACAACCAATATTATGAAGTCTTGGGTCGATATTCTGACTAAATACCTTTATGCCGGTGGCCCAGAAAGGTCGGTACCCGACAATACGGAGCTATCCCAATATTTAGCTAAAGCCTATGCTGCGTCAAACTTTGATTCCGTTATGACCCAAGCCTGCCAATATGCTCTAGTATCGGGCGTCGCGGCTATCCAGATTGAAATCAATGAAGCCGAAAGCGACGAGGAAACAACATCTTTTTTGACCATGGCAAGACCGGCAGTAAGCCATCGCGTTTGGCCAGCCGATCAATTTGTCGTTTGGGTACACCCGGACAAACCGATTCTACCGTGGTGCGTGGCAATTATTGACTATTACGACAATCGGCGGCGTCTGCGGGCATGGACAAGCGAGAAGTTGGTAACCTATGAAACCAAGAAGTACAACGCCGATAATCCTTGGGACGGCAACAGTTACAACATAGTATCCGAGGAAAAGAACTTCCTTGGCGTGGTGCCTTTTGCGTTTGTCTGGCACGAACAACCGACCAGCGAATTCTGGACGCCTTCACCGGGTGATTCCATGCAGATGTTTCAGGAAGCACTCACGGCACGACTTTGGAAGCAGAACGACGATATCCTCTATCAAAGGCCGATCCTGCAAGGACGCAACCTCCGCAGCGACGTGAAGATACCGGACAAATACCAAGCCGGGGATATGATTCGTATGGCACCGGTGATGGACCAGCTTGGCGACGGGCCAGAACCGGTTATTGAGTACGCTTATTGCGATCTATCTTATCTAAGTCTTGACCGGGAACAGCTCGATTATGACATGACCATGTACGCGGACTCCATTGGAATACCGGAAGCCGCGTGGCGGCTCAAGGGCCAATCGGCGGCTTCGGGCGTGGCTATTGTCTCCGAACAGCTACCGGTGATTGAGGCAGCCGAACGTCGCCAGCTGGTCCTACAACGCTATGAACGCGACGTGGCCATGGTAACGCTGGTGGTCGCCAACGCGTATTTGGGGGGCGTGCCAATGATCGACACCGCCATGAACGCCGACTTCGATCTGGCCATCAATTGGGGCTCGGTCGTTAAATCTAGGCCGGGGTCAGAGAACGACCAACACCTCCAGTTCCTACTTATCAACGGGCTGGAATCAAAGGCCGGGGTTCTGGCCGACCTGCACGGTATCACCCTTGATCAGGCACGCGAAAAGCTGGCCCAAATACAGGAAGACGCGACAGCCGAAGCCGAACACGCCAAATCCATTCAGGATATTTCGCAACCGCCAGACGAGATGATGATGGGCGGCGGCGGCTTTGGCGGTGACCAATCTGGCGTAAACCCAACCAGCGCAAGTGACAATGGGGGCAAAACCAATGGCTCTGTCGTATAACCAGCTACCCGCCGATGAGTCTCTATCGTTTGTGATCGGCGACGACTTGACTATGCCGTTCCAGATTGGCGCTTGCGTTACCACAAACAACACAACATCGTTTGTGCCAACCAATATCACCGGATATCAGTTTGAGTCAGCCATTAAAGTCGGTGCTTTGACAATCACCGGCGAGATCAGCATTTTAAGCTCGGCTGTTGGTTCGATGGCCGTCAAATGGACGGACTCGCAAACATCGAATCTGACTGTCGGCACCGGAACTTGGTATCTGGTCATGATCGACGCGAATCAATACGAACGTACCATCGTGGCCGGAGAAGTGGAGGTATACAGTCGTGTCTGACATCATCGTAATCAAGCAAGCCGGCGGCGACAAGGTAGCTGTAAACCCTGCTCCAGTAACAATCGTCGGGCAGACGCTGGTTCCCGCCACAAACACGACGCTTGGCGGGATCATCGTTGGGGATAATCTGACGATCACAGGCAATGGGGTGCTTTCGGCCCAGCCGGGCGGTGTTACGGCGTTTAATAATCGCACAGGGAACGTTTCGCTGACTGCAAACGATGTGACGACCCTTGTAGACGCAAATTATATTCAGGTCTGGAAAGATACGCAGACCACCGCAGGAACGTTATCGCAGTTCCCAAAATACAGTTCAATTACTGCTGCAAGTGGCCCTATTCAGGGCTATTCCCGTGGGTTATTGACAAGCAATACATCGGGTACGGTTACTAAAACTATATTTGACGGTAGCTTATACTCGTCGTCCGGTTCTACAATCCTACAGTACAAGTCTATTGGATTTAACGCCAACGACACAGGTACTGCAAACGCATCAAAAACAGGACGATTGCTGCTTGGCCAGTATGGCGAGGTTATGATTGAGTCGTCCACTAAAGTTAATGCCAACACACTTACTACGGCAACGTTTGATTTAAATGCCACACAGCGAACAAGCGGACTTACGCAAACATACGATCCTCATGCGATCAGCGCAGGTATTCACGCTCGATATGCGGTAGGGACGACTGGAAGTTATAATCCAAGTAGTTCTGCGGATAGAGTTTCTGGTGGTAAGGTAACAGAATTTGACCTTTATCCAGTTGTGCAAGTCACGCGATTTAACAACGGCACATATATTGGGCGGCCCGGCCAAATTTATTTGACTGCAACCAACGATTGGGCTAATGCCGACCCAGATTTGGCGTTCGATCACGCATATGATTACAAGACTACCTTGAGTCTAGGTGAATCGGCAGAACTGGTATTTCAAAACGCCAATCGGACATCGCTTCGCACCCCAAACATGACAGATTATTCAATCCTGACTAGGGGTTATGCTGATACTCGTTATCAGGCTTTTGGATCTTACCTCACATCCGCAAACCTGACCTTTGCCAACCTGACAGGCACACCCACCACGCTGGCTGGTTATGGCATTACAGACGGTTTAACCTCGGCCAATCTGACTGCATACCTGACAATATCCAGTGCCAACGCAACTTACTCAGTCTTAGGGCATACGCACGCAATCGCGAACGTCACTGGCTTGCAAACAGCACTGGATGCCAAACTTGAGACAGCCAACTTTACTTATGCGAACCTGACAGGCAAGCCAAGCACGTTTGCACCATCGGCTCACAATCACGCTATTTCTGATGTTACAGGACTTCAGACCGCACTGGATGCGAAATTACCAGCGGCCAATTTTACCTACGCAAATCTCACAGGCACGCCAAACTTAACGGTTTATCTGACCACGGCCAACGCATCCACGACTTATCAGCTATTGGGAAATTATGCCACGACATCCTGCCTGACTTTTGCCAATCTTACAGGCAAGCCAACAACGCTATCAGGCTACGGCATCACGGACGGCTACAGCACAAGCAACCCGTCAGGTTACATCACTGCTGGTGCAAACAGCTTTACAGGCACTCAGAACCTACAGGATAACGAACTGATCCGAGCCAAGATCAGGGACTATTCCGAAACGGTCTCCAGCCCAACGATCTCAGCCGGAACGCTCACGCTCAATCTCGAAACGTCCAACATCTTCACGGTCAGCCTCAACGCAGCCATCACAAGCATAACGATCAGCAACCCTCCTGCAAGCGGTTCTGGTGGGTCATTTACGCTGATCTTTACTGCTGACGGCACTGCACGGGCAGTCACTTGGCCTTCGTCGATCAAATGGGCGGGTGGAACTGCTCCAACGCTTACATCGACATCCGGCAAGGTGGATAGCTTTGCGTTCTTCACCTCAGATGGTGGAACCAATTGGCAAGGGTACGTTGGAGGTCAAAACTTCTAATGCTTTCCAACATAATCCGCAATCGTAAAAAGACTGGTATCGGTGGTGGCGGCGGAGGTGCCGTCATAGATGGTGGCGACCCTTACTATTCAGCCGTTTCGCTGATGCTGAGTATGGATGGAACGAATGGATCGACCACGTTTACGGATTCTAGTTTAAATGCACTGACGGTGACTTCAAGCGGTGTTGCAATTAGCGATACGGCAGCGAGGAGCGGGTTCGGGCAGTTCGGAGATTTTTCTGGGTCATCCAGTTCCGCATTAACGATTGCTGCGTCAAGCGTGTTTAATTTGGCACAGGCGACTTTAC